TGCAACATCAGCGGACTGATTGAGCTGTCGTAAACCTGTTCTTTGTTCATGGTCATGCTCCGGTTGTTTTCCCAATGCACCCGTCACCAGGTGCATCAGTGAAACTTTCCGCCGTGATCCGCTTCTGGCGTCGATCACCGGCCTATCCCAAATTGTTCTTCCAGCCGCGGGCCTTTCGGCTTGTTCTCCCGCTGGATAACTGTTCTTGGCGTTTTACGCTGCACGCCGGGGTCAGTTGCCAACCCTCTGAACCGTTGAGGCCGGTTCATCGCTGCCTTTGAATCTGGGCCGGTGGTGATCCGGCAAGGTGAAGCGGTGGAGCTAAAGAGCGGGTGCTGTGTGTTGCTTTGCTGTCTCGACTTCCGGTCCCGATGTGGGGACTGGGCCGCGATGGATTGAAATATAAGCGCACTTATTTTATTCGTCAATAAGCATGCTTATATATTTTTGTGTGGGCGATAAAAAGCCCGCTCGTAGGCGGGCTCATTTCACGCTTCGTAGTACTGTCGCCATCCGATCCTGACGGCGCCGCCGTCCAGGTGCTCAATGCGCACGCCGCTCGTTTCTTCTATTTCCTGGATTACCTGCCGCCAAGCCTCTGGGCTTTCATCGTCGTTGCGGGCGACGGTGACGACTTGGACCTTCTGAACGCCAGGCGCAGCTATCAGACGCTGGATGCGCCGACCAACCAATTCATATGAGTCTCTAGCTTGCGATACGGGTGACGCGGTTTTAGGCATGAGAAGCTCCTTGCTTGTACTGGATGCATATACAGTATTGGTCGTGTCATATTTTGGCAAGAGGGCATTGGTCTACTTGGAGTGGGAGCAGGGCGCTTACCTTTTCTCAGGCGTAAAAAAGCCCGCGCTTGGCGGGCTCATCTATTCGGGCTTGGTATCAGTCTTCTGGGTCTATCTCTTCTTCCGGCTTCCACCTGGCTATCAGAGGTCAGCCATCAGCTCAGCAATGGCGTCACTGTTGTCCTCCAGCACCTCTAAATGCTTGCTGACTCGGGCATGCGTGTTCGTAGAGCCGCGCCCATCGATCTAGATGCCGATCTCCTCGATAGCAGACCCAAGAGCCATGACATTCTGGTTGATGCGGTAGAACAGGGCGGGGGTAGGATCGTCTGGCATGGCTGGTCCTCTTTGGTGTGAGGAAGGCGTAGCAGCCAGAAAAAAGCCCGCACAGGCGGGCCAATGCCGAGCGAAAGGAGTTAAGACTCGGCGAGGTCAGTGTAGGTGGTGTCTGCGGAGGCGCAAGACAGGAGCGAAAAGCCCGGCAAGTGATAAGCTTTGATCGTGTCTTATGCTCAGTGAGTTGCTGGATGAATCGCGCAGCTATAGGGACAATCAATACAGGGATTTTATGAAAGATGATTTGAGGAGGCAGGCGCTGGCCAACTGGCGAAAGCTGTTCTCTATGCCTGCAAGTCTCATAAGCGCTGAGGCTCGTTACGAAAAGCTGTTGATGGCGGCGGACCACATGGAGCGCGCTGAACTCATCAGTAGCGACGAGTGGCGCAAGCTGGTTCAGCTAGCGGGAACATCTTTTGCGAGCACCGCAGAGTGTATGGGTGGCACTGGGCAGTGACGAAAAAGCCCGCACGGGGCGGGCTCTTTGTATGGGGTCAAATCCTTTTGTCCGTTCAATCTGTGCTCCGTTCTGTGAGCACTTCGTGAAAAGCATGTCGCAGATACGAAAAAGCCCGGCGCTGGGCCGGGCTTAAAAGCGTTTGGCTAAGGCTTGACTTTATCCCAACCAGTTTTGAAATCGAGTGCACGCATCATACTGAAGACATCGCAGCATTGTGCGCCTAATGACTTGCACACGTCAGGAACTTTTCTATTTTGCCTTTGTGCTGAGGGCTTAGATGTCTCGAGAGAGACTACACAACGGTCTACTGGGCTGGATAGTGCGTACGAAATCAGGAATGGATCTCGTCCTATATAGGCGAGTTCATTTTCATTCAGGTCGACCGCATACCCATTAAATGTAACGTGAGCAACAGCTGCAGGGTCTGCGCCTTCTTGAAGTATTAAGGTGTCTTTAATCTCTGGTTTTTTTAGCCAACCAGTTAATATGTCTTCCTTGCCTGCCAAAATCTCTTCGTAGATTTCGATCGGCATTTTTATGCGGCCGTTTTGGCTCTGGTGCAAAAGCCATGACCACAGCTCGGGCACCATTGTTTGTGGATAATATACGCCATTAGAGGTGATTAGCGTGTTTGCATCCAGCAGGTAAAGCTTCCTATCAAGCGCCATTATAATGTGCCAACCAAGTTATAGACATTGGCGGGCTTTACGCCCAGTACTCTTCCGGCTTTTGTCGCCGTTAATGCGCCTTCACGCATTGTTCGCTGGACTAGATTCACGATAGCTCCGCCGAGTTTATGTCTGCGGACAACGTAATAGCTCGGGCCACTAGATCCTTCTCGACCTTCTTTCGCAGCTGCTTTCTGTGCTACCCACAATTCACGGAATTTCTGGGAGAGAAGATTCCACGTATCCTGCTGAATTACGCCCGCTGCGAACAATCGGTATGCGACCAAAGACCCGCTTACGTTTATACTTCTTGCGAAGCCAGAAATTTTCTGAGTAAGAGTATCAATGTTTTCTGCATACCAGTTTTGCTTGTTCAGGTCGGCGGCTGGAAGCAAAAGAAGGCTCGCAATGTCATTGCAGTACCTCTCAATTTTTTGCTCTGCACGGCTCCCACTTAAACCTGTGACGCCGATCAGTATGTGAGCGAACTCATGGAGAAGTGTAAAAGATCTTGCTGGAGGCGCGTCTTGATCATTAATAACAATAAAGGGAGCGATTTTGTCAGATAACGCAAATCCCCTGAAAGCTTCGACAGGTAGATTTGTATGATGGCTTCCTAGGTTTCCAAGAAGTAGTACGAAGGTACCCATTTCCTCAACCAGCTTTCTAAGATAAGAAAATGCCTCTTCGGATTTGCCATAGCGTCTAAACTCATTGATATCGAATCCGATCAGCTTGCCAAGGTACTGAGAAACAGTATCAGGTTCCAAATCAACTTTTACGCTTCCAACATAATCACGAGTAAAGGCCTCTTCAACATCTTGAAGTACATTTTTTATGAGGTCCTGCCGCACATAAATATCGCGCACTAGAGCATCGAGAGGCCCTTTGCTTTCGATCCGAAGCTCTTCAGGGAGCGTGCGAAAATCTTCGCCTCGTTCAGCTTGAGCTGGCGGGGAGGGTAGATAGAAAATAAGAAGCGGGCGGCGATACACACCTGCCATTTTTACGAGAAGCGTTCTGGAAGCTTCCTTTTCGCCTTCTTCGTAACGCCTCAGCATTTCGGCGCCAGGAACCTTGCTCCCACCAATAGCCAGAGCTTTGGCGGCCTTTTCTCTATTAAGGCCGGCAGTCTCTCGTGCCCACACCAGCACTTCTGGGTTAATTCCCGGCATACATCACCGCTTCAGCTCCGTCTTCATTTATGCATCATCCATTATCACAGTAGCGGGTTTTGCAGGATACTGAGCCTCTCGACCGTCTATCGCAAGTATATGTTTCAGGATCGTAAGCTACTCAGCCTTCCCCCGCGCAATCCTTCCCGCCTTCACCTCATCCGCAGCGCCGCAACCCGATCCGCATCCTCGTAGAGCTTCGCAATCAGCTTTAGGACGGCTGCCACCTCGACATCACGGCAGTCCTTGGTGATTCTGAGTACTTCGTCTGCAGCTTGCTCGATATCAAGCCCTAGGGCCTTAAGTTCTCGGCGCAGCTCTTGGTTGGGCTTGGTGAGGGACATGCTGACCTCAGGCTATCGACTCAGGATTTTTGGCGGATATTTCCATCGATCGAGCATTAAGTCTTGCTTCGCCAGCCTTGAAAATAGTGATCAGGTGATGAATGGCCTGGGCATCGATCTCATTGCCGGCCAGGCTGAGTCGCTCAGCAATACGCTTTAGCTCCACCGCTGACCACTTCAAATCAGAGGCGACACCCTGGAGGTCGCGCTTCAGGTCTTGCTCTGGCTTATTAAGTCCCATCATCACTCCTTGCAATTCACAGCTACACCAATTCCTTTAGCCGGCTATAGCAATTCTCAGCGCTACCGCAGCCTCAAGCAGCTTATTCGCCTGGTTCGAGACAGCCATCGCCAAGACATCATTTCCAGCGTCCTTCAGCATTGCTGCCAAGTCGAGCAGCTTCCCCACCTCGATCTCAATGACGCGAACGGATTCGGTTATCTGGTATTGAAGTGAGTGCGCCATGCCATCAACCCTCGTTCCAGATCGGCTGGGATTCCCGTGCGCAGGGTGATCCGCCGTACCTCTAATGGTTGTCCGGAGAATAGTTAATGACGTTAACCTTTAAATTCATTGTGTTTCTTACCCATAAAGATGTGCAGGCACACGAATACCCCCGTGGGTCGGCTCACCTAGCCGTCTATTTAAAACTTCTGAAGCGCCCGAACCACAACCCCAACGATCCGGCAGTCTTCGGTGAAAGGCTCAATTCGCCATGACGGGTTCAGCGGCTTCAGGAATAGCTTGCCGCCGTCATTGACCAGCTTCTTGAAGGTCGCTTCGTTGCTATCCGGCAGCTTGGCGATCACTAGCTTCCCGGGAGCAACCTCTGCTTCCGTGTCGACCAGAATCAGAGTCCCTTCGGTAATGCTTTGCCCAACCGGTGAAGTCATCGAGTCGCCTTTGACCTCAAGCCAAAACGCCGCACCCTTCGAGTCGTACTCTGAAAACTCATAGCGATCCGAGAAGCCGGCAGGGTAGGGCTCCACGGCCTCAGCCCAAGCGCCGGCGGCAACCCAACTGATCACCGGGTAGCGGTAGGACTCCACAGGCTGACGGGCTTCGCCGACGTTCGACTCGGTCGCTGCTGAATTGATCATCTGGCCAATATTCTCAGATAGCCAGATGGCACTCACGCCGCACGCATGCGCAATTTTCGGCAGGTGCGCGCTTTGTAGGTTCTTTCCAGTTTCCAACTGCGAGATCACTGGCTGCTCAACCCCTGCCTTAAGAGCGAGAGCCTTCTGCGTCAGCTTGGCGTGAATTCGTGCGGATTTGATTCTTTCGGCGAGTGTGCTCATCCGCTGGAATTTATAAGTTCCCTTATCGGCTTGCAAATAAGTGTCCTTCTACTTAGGATATAAGCAGGCTTATCAGGAGGGATCTCAAATGACCCCCATCGAAAGGCTCGTCGTTCACTTCGGCGGGCAAACCAAAACAGCTCTGGCTCTCGGCGTATCTCAGGCTGCGGTTTCGTACTGGGTGTCTGGCATTTACTTGATGAGCGCAGAGAAGGCATTCAAGGCGGAGGAGCTTACAGGCGGTGAAATCACCGCTCGCGAACTCTGTTCTCGCCATCAGCCAGCTCGTAAATCAGCCGCCTAACCTAGCCCAGTCACACCGACCCCGGAAGTGAACCAATGGCCTACAAAAACAAGACGCATCGCAACACCCACCAGATGAAGTCGCGCCTCAATGACGCCGCTTACGCCGCTCTCCAGGTGGAAGCGTTAGCGCGTGAGATTCAGCCGGGCGCCTTGGTTCGCGACCTCACGTTGGCGGCTCTGCGGTTCAAGGAGGATTACGGGTACTTCCCGTTGATCGATGACAGCGAGTCGGACGAGCTGGATGGCTTTCCTGCACTGGGCGAACTGGCCCGCGAGCTGAAAATTCAGCCTGGCGCATTGGTTCGCGACCTCATACGTGCGGCGCTGAAAGCCAGGCGAGAGCAGGACACGATTTCCCAGGTTAACGACAAGAAACTTAGCGCCTGACTAGGCCATGGAGGAGGCACCAATGTCCGCAATACCCGAAGCAGGGCAGTACACGCAGGACGAGAAGGACGAGCTTGAGCGCTGGGCTGACGAGGTTGGTATCGGCATGGATCAACTCGCTGACCGGATTTTGCAAATGACAGAGCGGGCGGTCGAGCGACGCAGCGCTGCACGTCTCGCAGCGGATAAAACAACCTTGCGAAGACGCCTCGCTGATCACTGCGCACAAGAAGCGCAGACAGGAAACGTGGTTTCAATTTTCCCCGTGAGGTAACGGTCTGGCCCCTTATTAGGGGCCGGTGCAGAAGCGATTGGGCCAAGCGGGGTCGGCACCTAATAAGGGGCCAATAAGAAAAGAAGGTCATGGATTCGTCCCTGATCAGTTGATGAACGAATCATGAATGTTGTTGAGCAAAGGAAAAACTAGACGATGAAGTCGCCAGTGCTAGAAACCCGCAGAGCAGCAGTGATTGCAGCCGCCAATGCTATCTCGGGTGGGCTTCCTTGCGCCGCTGCATTTCTTGGAGAAGAGAACTTCAAGCGCTTCAAGAACCGGATCTATGAGTCGGCAGGCGTCAAGCCGCTTACTGACGATGAAGTTTGCGTACTCGAAACCGAATCCAAGACTTCCTTTCTTCCCGACTACATCTGCTCGATGTACGGCGGAGTGTTCGTTCGACTCCCAGAGGCTGGTCAACTCGACAATGTCGATCTGTACCAGCGCGCACTGGCTGCATCTTCGCAGCGTGGCGAACTTGACCACATGGTCGCGATGGCGCTGGAGGACGGCGAGATCGACGCGACAGAAGCCAAGAAAATTCGCGCACTCCACACCAAATACCTGTCGGCCAGCCTTGAGGCTGTGGCGGCAGTGATCGAGTTACACAAGGCGAAATCCTAAATCCCAGGCAATAAAAAGCCGGGGTAGTGACCCGGCTCTTTGTACAACGAAGTGGAGCCAGTATATGCAGACCCAACCACAAATCAATACCCCCTCCAATGTCGCGACACGTTTTCTTCAATCGCAAAACGTGTCGCGCCTCAAATTTCGTTCTCAGGGAGTCAAGCAATGACCCCCGACAACATCATCCAGCTGAGCAGCAGCAGGGGATTCACCCGCATGGACAACAGCCTGATGGAGGCTTTGGCTACGGTTGACCTGCCAGCGCGCGAACTGCGCGTTCTCATGGCCATTGCAAGGCAGACCATCGGCTATCAACTCGAAACCAAACGCCTGACTGCCGACGAGATCGGTAAACAGACCAATATGCGCCGAGACGTCACATCGAAAGCGATCAGTCATCTTCTTGAGCGTCGAATCATTTACCGGGTGGGTGGAAGCCGCGGCGACATCGGGATTTCCCCTATTCGCGAGTGGTCCTTCTACGAGGAAAAACCTGCCAATCTCACTGAGACCAAAACGTCTCACTCAGCCCAAATCGTCTCACTGAGACCTGATGCGAGTGAGACCAAAACGGCAACTTCCCTTCTTTATACAAAGAAAGAACCCCTATTAACTCTTCCTTCGGAAGAGATTAATCCGCCCCAAGAGCAACCGGAACAACCGAAGCCTGATCGCAAGGCTCCGTTCGGCATGACCCAGCTGCTGGCCGACAACCCGCACAACGTCCCTGAGCAACTGCTGGCCGACTGGCTAACTCAACGCAAGGCCAAGCGCGCCGCCGTCACCGCCACCGTCTGGTCAACCGTCAACGCTGAGCTGGCCAAGTGCGTCGAAGCCGGGATAACCGCCGCCGACGCGATCACCGAGGCGCTGACTTCTGGGTGGCAGGGTTTCAAAGCGTCCTGGGTGATCAAGCGCATGGCAGAGTCGGCCCCGGCACCGGTCGCTCAGTCCCGTCACACTGGCTTCGATGACCGCAACTACACCGACGGACTGATCCAGCGGGAGGACGGTAGCTATGCGTTCTGAACCAGTACAAGCGACCCCCGAGCTTCCGCCAGGAACTCGCATCCAGCCCGCCGACTGTGATACCCACGGCGAGTTCGAGCAGAAGATCTTCTCGGTCATCGGTCGTGAGCTAAAGACCGGTTGCCCCGAGTGTTCCCGCATTGCCCAGGAAGCGACGGATGAGTCCGAGCGCCAGAGTAAGGCGCTGATGCTCCGCATGGCCATGGAGCGCAAGCTTGGCTCGGCGCTGATCCCGAAGCGCTTCGCCGGCAAAACCTTCGAAGGCTACGTGGCCACCACCGCTGAGCAGCAGAAAGCGCTGAACACCTGCCGCCGGTATGCCGCCGAGTTCTCACAGATCGCCGAGTCGGGCCGCTGCCTGTTGCTGCTGGGCAAGCCCGGCACCGGCAAGACGCACCTGTCCGTGGCGATCGCAAACGAGATCATGGCCCGATCGAGCGCCACCGCCGTGTACCGCACTGTCGGCTCGGTCTTGCAAGCAATCCGTGCCACCTACGACCGGACCAGCGAGCAGAGCGAAAGCCAGATCCTGTCGAGCCTCATAAGCCCATCGCTGCTGGTCCTCGATGAGATCGGTGTCAGCAAGGAAAAGCCCAGCGACTTCGAGCTGACCACGCTGTTCGCAATCATCAACGGCCGGTACGAAGAGCAGCGCCCGACGGTGATCGTTTCCAACCTGGATGCCAAGGCATTGCCGGCCGCGATCGGCGAGCGGTGTGCGGATCGTCTGCGGGAGGGTGGAGTGATCGTCATCCCGTTCGAGTGGGAATCTCAGCGCGGCAAGGAGGGTTTCTGATGATCCCTAAATCCGCAAACACACTGGCCTGCACCTTTGCCGGCTTTGCCATCGGCGTGTTCTGCGTCCTGATCACATTGGCGGTGACGTCATGAGTGATTACAGCGAATTGAAAAAACTGCTCTGGTCAGAAGTCGCCGCCTGGAGCCTGAATTGTGAGTCGTGGCAAAGAAGCTCGGAAGCACTCGGCGAGTTCCTGGGCAAGAAGACCATCGAAGAAGTGGCACTGGAACTGCTGGCCGAGAACGAGGCGCTTCGCAAGGCTCTGAGCGATCTCGTAAGCAGTGATGTGGGTCAGTCGGTCCAGTGGAAGCTGTCGAGCGGGCAGGGTGCCGAAACCGCAGACGGCAAAGCATGGTTGGCTGCTGCCGTCATGGGCAAGGGGGACCAGTCATGACCGACAAAATCTCCGTCAACAGCCAGGCCAAGCTCTCCGAGGCCATCACCTGCCTGACCACCATGTACCGCGACAAGAAGTTCGTCGTGGTGTCGCTGCGCCCGGGCAAGGACCGCACGCTTGATCAGAATTCGCTGTGGTTTGGGATGTACAAGCGAATCGCCGAGATGACTCAGATCGGAGATGCGGCCGATGCCCGGCGTTACTGCAAGCTGCACTTCGGCGTGCAAATCCTGCTGAACGAGGACTCGGGGTTCCAGGCGGCGTGGTACCGGGTCATGCGCCATCTGCCCTACGAGGAGAAGCTGGCCATGATGGGGGAGTGCAAGCTGTTCGGCCCTGACGGATTCCCGGTGACCAGTCTGTTCAATCGCGCCCAGGGTGTGGCGTACACCGACCGTATCGCCACGTTCTTCACCGGCCAAGGCGTGGTGTTCACCGATTTGCTCAGCAAGGAGGCTGCATGAGCCATCAATTCAAGCCGGGCGATCTGGCAATTATCGTTGGTGCCAACTCACTAACACAGAATATCGGTAAGCAGTGCGAGCTTCGCGAGTTCGTAGTAAGTGGTGACTGTTACGTGGCGCCGAATGGCGTGGTTTATCGGCACGATGATGTTCCCTGCTGGACGCTTGTCGGTGACGATCTCGTTGCGGTCGTCGAGGATGAAGTCGTGCAACTTGGCTTTGGTATCCACGAGCCGCGGCACTTGATGCCACTGCGCAGCGACTTCGCCCAAGAACAGCAGAAGTCCAAGGCGGTGTCGGCATGAGTCTTCCCGCCAAGCAGCCACGCGCCAAAAAATGCCGAGTTGAGATATGCGGAGCCTCATTCGTCCCGGCGCGTCTGGGTCAGGCAGTTTGCAGCCCGGCCTGCGCAATCATCGACGCACCGAAGAACCGCGAGAAGGCGCGCAAGTCGCTGGCCCAGATCGAGCGCAAAGAGATCAGGGTCCGCAAGGAGAAGCTGAAGAGCCGGGCCGACCACCTCAAGGGCACGCAGACTGCGTTCAACGCCTGGGTGCGTGAGCGGGATGCCGATCTGCCTTGCATCAGTTGCGGCCGGCACCACCAGGGCAAGTACGACGCAGGGCATTACCGCACCGTCGGCAGCAACCCTGCACTGCGCTTCGAGCCGCTGAACTGCCATCGCCAGTGCTCGCCGTGCAACACCCAGCTGTCCGGGAACATCGTGAATTATCGCATCGCGCTGGTGAAGCGGATCGGCGCCGAGGCCGTCGACTGGCTCGAAGGCCCGCATGAGCCGAAGAAGTACACCGTCGATGAACTGAAGGCGATGACCGCCGACTACCGGGCAAAAACAAGAGAGCTGAAGGGGAGAGCAGCATGAAAATCCATTCCGCGCGCCAGGCTTGGCACGACTGCAACTACAACCCGGCCCCCGGCCAGACTTCTGACGCCGCCGAACTGGGCGTGGTGGTGCAGAGCACGGAGCGAGGCCCGACGGCGAACCCTGCGATGCACGGAGCGCTGGCCGGTCACATTCAGTCGGCTATCGCACGACTTCACTTTCAACTGCGGGCTTTCGGCAATGCCATGTATGCGGCCGAGCCGACAGATGATGATCGGGAGGAGGCTGAAGCAGCAGTTTTCAACCTGGCCTGTTCGCGGGTAGAGCGCATGACCGCCAGCAAGCGGGAGCGGGCCGAGTATGTCGCCAAGGGCGTGTTTCGTCGTTACCGGTACATGCATCAAGGTGGGCAGTCGGCCAACGCTGATCCACTGATCAAGCCCGAGGTTTTTCGCGCCTGGATGAAAGGGGAGTACGACATCGAGCTTCCGTCTGCGGCATGGGGTCGGGATTGGGAGCCTTTCGTGCAGCTCTGCTTTGACGCCTGCTATGACATCGATGCTCGCGCTTTGAGTCCAATTGGCGGGGTGATTTACAAGATGAAAGAGGCAGCTTGATTTGACCAAATAAGGTCTGAAAAGATCTTATTGACTTCCCGCACGGCTGGAGGCATCATTTGGCCATAGTTAGCATTTTGCCTTCGGCAAGTTGAACCGCAACCCGGCCATCGCGTCGGGTTTTTTGTTCCCGCCGTTCGTCCACTGCTCGGCACTTGCAATGACTTTGCCCTCTCTCATGTACAAGCACGGACTTCCCGCGCATCAGAACGGAGAGCCAGCATGGACATTGACGAGAATGCCCCTGGAAACAAATCTCAGCAGGGCGTAACGGGCGGCACTGATAACGAAACAGGCCATGATCCTAAGGGGAAAGAGCCTGAGGTTCCGCTGCCTCCGGACGACGAAGCGCCTGTCGAAGAAGAAATGGTCGATGTGGATGCCAACAATTCGGTGTCGAGTGAGCATCCCAACCCGTAATGATTTTCTCTACTTGATGAGCCCGGCCACTGTGCCGGGTTTTTCATTTGTGCCGCTCGTCAACTCGAATGCACGCTGTCTAGGCACCAACTTCAAATCTGTATGGCCCGGAAAATCTGGACCTCTGTTGTGAGGTGCGTATGTCTACCGATTCGAGTTTCCAAGACAAGAAGGCGCAAGGTTCTGTCCCTTCCAAACCTGAGCCAGGTACCGATGAGCCGACGCTAGATCCTGAAAAGCCCGGAAAATTCGACCCTCTGGAACGCCCGGGCAATGTAAAGGAGGAGCGTCCAGAGGATTGGAAGGATCCATCTGACAAGGATCTGCCAGAGGCGGATGAAGAAACGCCACTATCTGACGACAGGCGATAAGAATCAGAGCCCGACCATTGAGTCGGGCTTTTTGTTACCACAAACAAAATTCATCGCAGCCAGGGCGGCCTCACGGAAGGCCTGGACACTGATAAGCCGGAAAGTGCAGTGACACGAGAAAACACCGGCAGCCCGCGCACCTTGACCGTACATGCTTCAAGGTGGCGCGAGACTGAATATGCGAGATCGATGCAATAGGGCGTCGACGCAGTGAAGGTCTTTGGCGGACAGGCGTGGAAAGACACGCGCACCTATTCAGGGTCTCAGCATTGAGCGGGGCCTTTCGCGCCAGTCAGAATCTACAAAGATCGGTGCCAAGTTACTTCGGTGATGCCGCTTAATCTCACGAAATCTCGCATCGCTCTGATTGTTCCGCCGCATGGCGGACCTGAACCAAGATTGCTGCCAGAATGAATTAAGGAGAGGTAGCAAGCATCCGCCTCTGTCATGGTTGTCGAGGGATGGGCGAACACGACGCGGTACCCGTTGAAGCTGTAGCAGATAATAAAATTCG